AGATAGTTCGTAGGACACTCGCATTTTTTCTTCTTGACGTTTAGCTATTGATTTACACCTTTCAGTTATGGAACCATCTAGAGGTACCATGAAGTTCAGTTGACCTCCATAGTTCCATCCTCTAGAATAGCTCTCAGGATCGTAAGGTTTATTCTCACTAGCAAGCCAGAAAGGGGAGAAGGTCATTGTAGGTCCATTACAGACTATACCCGCTCCCATTTGCTGCCTAGATGGTGCTCCATTGTTCTGAAACTGCACAGCTTGATTAGTGACATTGCCTGTGGCAGTGGACGCTGGAGCAGCAGTATTATTGATCTCATCTCCTTCTGCTCGAACAGGAAGACCTATTGCGAGAAGATAGATAAGGATGTAGTAGTAGCATTGGTGGTTATGTCTCTGTCTATGTCTATTGTTTCTAACAGGACTAAACCAGTCGTTGCGTCTGGAGGTCTGGTTACTATTTCTAGTTGAAAGTCCTCCCCAGCGGTTGTTACGCTGAATGTTGTGTCTGATGCCGTTATATCCCCTGAAGGGGTTACGTTGGTACCAGTCCAACTGTTTAATTCGCCGCCATAAACTTTTTGGTTGATTACTTCGTTGACGACTTGAGTTGTAGTTGTTGTGGCGTTCATTGAGCCCTGGGTGAAGGCGGGTGTTACTTGATTTGCTCTTGCTACCGAGGGTGAAAGCAGTAAAAAGAGTGATAGCCATAAGGTTTTCATTCTTCTTTCTTTTTAGGTTGGTTTACCATTGGACAGTTGACGGGAACATTTTTCCCTTTATTATTAGATGTAGACAAGCCGAAGGTCGCAAGTGC